TGCTGGTTTAGGCGATTTAAACGCTAAAGACCAAGATGGCGGAAACATCAATGTACCAGGCGGTAAAGCGTCTAAAGCTGGCAAATCAGAGCCAGGACACGGTGCAGAGAAAAAAGGGAAGCCAGAACAAGCCGATAAAGGTGCAGGTTCACCATTAAACGGCGCTCCTAAAAGAGCAAAATAAGGGAAACTGAATGCAAAACTTTCTAAGAGAGCATCTGACATTTGACCAAGCGAATATGGTCGTTGAGTCTGCTGAAAATTCCAGAGGAGGAAAAGACTTATACCTAAAAGGTATTTGTATACAAGGCGGTGTGCGTAATGCTAACCAACGTGTTTATCCTGTAAACGAAATTGGCAGGGCTGTCAAAACTCTTAATGACCAAATCCAGGGAGGATATAGTGTTCTTGGAGAAGTTGATCATCCAGAAGGCCTTAACATTAACCTAGACCGTGTATCACACATGATTACTGAAACGTGGATGGACGGACCTAACGGTTATGGTAAATTAAAAGTATTACCAACCCCAATGGGACAACTAGTGCAGACAATGCTGGAAAGCGGCGTCAAGCTAGGTGTTTCATCTAGGGGCTCTGGTAACGTAAGTGAAGACGGTAGCGGAAACGTTAGCGACTTCGAAATTATTACAGTGGACGTTGTTGCACAACCAAGTGCACCAGGTGCGTACCCAACGCCAATTTACGAACACTTGATGAACACCCGCGGAGGGTACCAGGCATTTGAACTAGCACAGGCAACTAAAGAAGACACCAAGGCACAAAAATATTTAAAAGAGAGCTTATTAGGAATAATAAGCGGGCTCCGATAACTGAGGAGAATAATATGTTGGAAGCATTAAAATCACTCTTCGAGAGCAGCGCACTTTCAGAAGAAGTACAAGCAGAAATACAAGAAGCATGGGACGCGAAGATCACTGAGAATCGCCAACTTGCTACCGCTGAACTTCGTGAAGAATTCGCAAAGAAATACGAGCATGACAAATCTACGATGGTGGAAGCTATTGATAGTATGTTGTCAGAAAAATTAGCAGAAGAAATTGCTGAATTTTCAGATGATCGTAAACAACTTGCTGAGGCAAAAGCAAAATATGCAATAGCAATGCGTGAAAACGCAGACCTAATGCAAAAATTTGTAATGGAAACTCTTGGTAAAGAAGTTGGTGAATTACACGAAGACAAGAAGGCAATGGCATCTAAGTATGCACAGCTTGAGGAATTTGTAATAGAAGCTCTTTCTAAAGAAATTGCAGAGTTCTACGAAGACAAAAAAGATTTAGCAGAAACGAAAGTACGTTTAGTACGTGAAGCTAAAGAACACTTCAAGAAAGTTAAAACTAACTTTGTTGAAAGAAGTGCAACCGCTGTATCTGAAACTGTTGATAAGGTCCTTAAAGGGGAAATTACACAACTTAAAGAAGATATTGAAGAAGCACGAAGAAACGATTTTGGTCGCAAAATATTTGAAGCATTCAGTAATGAATATTCAGGTAGCTACCTAAATGAAAAAAGCGAAAGTGCCCAGCTATTGAAAGTTGTTGAGTTGAAAAACAAACAACTAGCAGAAGCAAAAGCATTTGCTGCAAAAGCTAAAAACTTAGCAGAAGCTCAGGCAACTGAGAACAAGCAAATAGTTGAAGCAGCAAGACGCGAAAGAACCATAAACGAATTGATTGCACCATTAGGCAATGATCAACGCGACATTATGACTGACTTACTGGAAAGTGTACAAACTGATAGATTACAAAGATCTTTTGATAAGTACCTACCGTCTGTAATAGATGGCCATACTCCAGCAAAGCGTAAGGCAAAAGTATTATCAGAGGCGAAAGAAATAACAGGCAACAGAGAAAAAACAACGACACATGTCAAAGCAGACGAATCAAATGTATTAGATATACGCCGTCTAGCTGGATTAAATTAAGGAGAAAATGATGTCAGAACTATTAGAAAGTCGCTGGACAGAAACCAAAGACGCTCTTCTTGAAGGCCTAGACGGTAACAAGAAAAGTGTGATGGCTGCCACACTAGAAAACACTCGCAGATATTTGTCTGAGAGTGCAACAGCAGGTGCAACTTCAGCTGGTAACGTAGCAACACTTAACCGTGTTATCCTACCTGTTATCAGACGTGTTATGCCAACTGTTATTGCCAACGAATTAGTTGGTGTACAACCAATGACTGGCCCAGTCGGTCAGATTCACACGTTACGTGTACGTTACGCAGATGCTTTTGATAGCACAAACGGAACAGACACAACAGCTGGTGAAGAGGCATTAAGCCCATTTAAGATTGCTGAAGGCTATTCAGGCGCAGCGGACGATAAAGCAGCTCAAACAGCAGCTTTAGAAGGCCAAGCTGGACGTAAGTTAAGCATTCAAATCTTAAAGCAAACTGTAGAAGCAAAGTCAAGAAAGCTATCAGCTAGATGGACTTTTGAAGCTGCACAGGATGCACAATCAATGCACGGTATTGACGTTGAAGCAGAAATTATGGCTGCTTTAGCACAAGAAATTACCGCTGAGATTGATCAAGAAGTTTTAGCAAGCCTTAACAGCCTAGCTGGTAATGCCGCTGAAACATATGACCAAGCTGCTGTATCAGGTACAGCTACATTTGTTGGTGACGAGCATGCTGCATTAGCTGTTCAAATCAACCGTGTTGCTAACTTGATTGCACAGCGTACACGTAGAGGCGCAGGTAACTACGCTGTTGTTAGTCCTTTTGCACTAACAATTCTACAAAGTGCAACAACTTCTGCGTTCGCAAGAACAACTGAAGGTACTTTTGAAGCTCCAACTAACACTAAGATGGTTGGTACTTTGAACAATGCAATGAAAGTGTACGTTAACACTTACTCAGCTGATAACGCTGATGTACTTGTTGGTTATAAAGGAGCATCTGAATCAGACGCACCTGCATTCTATTGCCCATACATTCCATTAATGAGTAGTGGTGTTGTATTAGATCCGTCAACATTTGAACCAACTGTGTCATTTATGACACGTTACGGTTATGTTGAACTGTCTAACACAGCTTCGTCACTTGGTAATGCAGCAGATTACTTAGGTAAAGTTGCAATTACTAATGGTAACGTTAGCTTTAGCTAAGTTTTATTAAAACTGAGAAATAGGACCTTCGGGTCCTATTTTTTTGACTTAAAGTCCTTTACTGTTTTAGATTGATAAATACTATTGTCAAATAGTGTGCCGCAAGGCGGACTTATGCTGTACCCACAGCGTAGCTCATAGAACGGGCATAGGACTACTTTTTATAGGAGAAAAAAAATGGGAAGACCACTTAATAAAAGATTTTTTGGACCAGCTACAGCAGATGGTAATGAAATCAAAGTAGACTTTTATAACGGTGCAGCCGTTGTTGAAGGCTATATCGTAAAGCAATTAGGATCTAAAAAGTTTCGTGTAGCGGCTATCGGTACACCAGCAACAACTTACGATCGTGTATTAACAACTGGTAAACTACCAGCTACGCTAACTGGCACAGAAATGTCCATTAGTGTAAAAGGTGATGACGGTGAAACTTATGGAGTAAGCAAAATTGCAGGACGTAAAGTAACACTAGCACAACCAAGTGCAACAGGTGCAAACGCATTAGATGGAACATCTATTTCGTGGAACTTTACAACTAGTGATGGCGATTACGCTGTTGAAGTTGAAGAAGCTGGTGCCGATGATACATTAATCGGAACTGACGATTCAGACTTTACTGAAGACGCATAAGGAATAACTTATGGACAAGTATCTTAGAGTAGCAGACGGCAATTACAGAGTAGTTGTTAAGAGCGGTGGTAGAATTACACTAGACACAGGAACAGAAGTTGGTGATGTTTATATTACTGGCAACTTAACTGTTGAAGGCACGCAAACTACTCTAGATACTGTCAACAGTACAATTGAAGACAACATAATTGAACTAAACAAAGGCGAAACCGGAAATGGCATCACTAGAGATGGCTCTTCCGGTATTCGTGTTGATAGAGGAACAATTGAAGACAGCCAATGGCTGTTTGTCGAAAGTATAAATTGGACAGATACACAGAACAGTGGTACTACAGACTTAGGCGCATGGAGTGTAAGATCTCCGAGTGGAAGAGTAGGCGGTATCGAAACAGTAAGTATTGTAACACCGGGTGTTGATTTAAACCTAATGGGGCAATACAATTTATCAGGTAACGTAACACCTAACCCTGGTATGTTAACTGTAAAAGGTACAGCTAGTTATGAAGCTAGAGTACTAGATGACGATCACATTCCAAATAAGAAATATGTTGACGACACGGTATCAAACTTCTTTGGAACTGTTGTTCCAAACAGAATACAAGTAGGCGACACTAAAGTACATGTATACGATAATTCAGTATCAGGACCAAGTAGAATTGAAACAGAAATAGACGGCACTCTTATACAAGATGTACGTCCAAATTATTCAGATCAATACGGTATTAGGATTGAACAAACTCTATACGGTACTGAAATAAAAACACTTGGCACAAGTCAAGAAGACTTAATTTTAAGTGCAACAGGAACAGGACATGTTGTTGTTGATGATAATTTAAGACTAGGATATACACCGCATGAAGGCGTTGACGGTGTAACAGATCCAGTAGAACCATCAGACGGAATACTATTTTATGCTAAGCCGTCACAAGCTGCAGGAACAGGAATGTATTTCGTTAATGCAGAAAGTCAACGTGATGAAATAATAAGTAAAAATAGAGCATTAATTTTTAGTATGCTTTTTTAAGGAAACAATATGGCAATAGTAAATGAAGCAATAACTGATCAAGGCGGCGGCGACTACAGACACATTATGTTAACTGTGCCTGCAAATAAGTCATATGCTATTACAAATATTTTAATTTGTAACACATACGATCCAAGTGCAGCAAATCCAGAAAATGAAACTTGTGAATTTGATTTACATTTTGTCCCGGCAAACGGATCATACAGTGATACAGTTACTTCAGTAGTTAGAAGATTATCTCTACCTGCAGGAGAAACATTCACATTAGACACAGAAAAAGTTGTGATAGATGCAGGCGACAGTGTACAAGTTAACGGTGGACCTTCAGCAAGTGGTACAGGCAGATTAGCTTGTACAGTGAGTTATTTGGATATTACATAATGAGATTACTCAAGGCACAAAATACAAATAGAAGAACTATCTATGGTAGAGGTGTACAGTTTGATGTAGATGATCAAGTGTATATGGAATCTACTAACAGTATACGTGTGCCTAAAGGTACAACAGCTGAACGCCCTGCTAATCCTGAAAATGGACACTTTAGATATAATACAACAGATGATAGATTTGAAGTATACGAAGCTGGTGTATGGGCAGGCGTTAGAGGAGCAACACCTGTGCTTGTTGGAATTACACAACAAGGTTTAGGCAATGGCGATGCAACTGAAACTGTATTTGGTCCATTAGCAAGCGGAGATCCTGAATTTCCTGTTCCAGTAGCCGCAGAGAATGTTTTAGTATTTGTTGAAAACGTATTTCAAATATCAACTACAAACTATACACTAGAACAAAGTGTAAGCGGTAACTTAACCGGCCCCGGCACACCATATGCCGATGGTTGGTATCTTAAATTTACTTCCCCAGTAGACTTGGGCAAACCAGTAACAGTCCTACATAACTTCGATAAGTAAATCCTATAAATACTACTGTAGGAGAACAGTAATATGTCACAAGTAGGTAGAATATCAGGTCCATTATTATTTGCCAATCTGGAAAGAAATGGCGTTGACCTTGCGTTCGAAACAGACTTAATTTATCTTGATGTTAGTGCCGGCAAGATTGGTATTAATAACTCTTCTCCTAGTAATGATTTACAGATTTTAGATACTACAAGGACAGTATCTTTAATAACTGATACACAAGCAGACATTGCAAACATTAATATTCAAGACACAACTATACAGCCGTTTCCTGGCAATTTGTTTCTTGATGCACGTTATAAAATTACAGCAAGTAATATACAAACAGGCGATGTGTTTATTGATGATAATTATATTTCAACTACAAATAGTAATTCGAACTTAGAACTAAGACCTAACGGAACAGGGCGAGTTGAAGTATATAATAACTTAGAAGTTAACGGAGATATACACGCAGATGGTAATATTACACTTGAAGGTAATATTACATTTGGTGATTCAGTTGCACAAGACACTATAACATTTGAAACTGATATTACAAGTGATATAGATCCTAATACAACAATACCACAATCAATATACGATTTAGGTAAAGCAGACAAACGTTGGTTAGAAGCAAATAATAGACTAACAAACATTTCAAGAATTAATGCTACAGACTTTGCACTAGGCGGCGTTGATCTTACACTATCGCCTGGAAAAACTATTTACGTTGCTAAGAATGGTGATAATGACAGCAGTGGTACAAACATACAAGCACCTTTTGAAACAATAGATTATGCTGTAACACAAGCAACTTCAGGAGATACTATATATGTTCTTCCAGGAGAGTACGAAGAAAGTTGTCCTATAGTTGTTCCTGCAGGAGTAACTGTTATAGGCCACGATGTGAGAAATACAATAATTTCTCCACCAAGCAGTGCAAGTACTACAGACATATTTCATCTTAATGGTGAAACAACTGTCCAAAATTTTACAATTAAAGATTTCTTTTATAATAGTGGCACTGATGTAGGGTATGCATTTAGATTTGCACCTAACGCAACTGTTACATCACGTAGTCCTTACATACAAAATATTACAGTAAGCACACAAGGTACAACTACAAGTGCAAGCGATCCAAGAGGATTTGCAAGTGCTGATGCAGGTAAAGGTGCATTAGTTGACGGTGCAAGTGTACTAAGCACAAGCAATGATGCAAGTATGTTATTCCACGCTGTAACATTTATTACACCAGGTGTTGATGCACTTACAATGACTAATGGTGTAAGAGTCGAATGGTTAAATTCATTTACATACTTTGCTAATAGGGGATTGTATGCTGTCAACGGCACCACAGGACATTTAAGTACAGACGGGTCGACAGTACTTTATGGTGCTGAATTAAGATCAATAGGATCAGCAAACGTATATGGAAACAAAGGTGCTGTAGCAGATGGCGCAGACACATTAATGTATCTTATTCAACACAACTTTGGATACATAGGTGCAGGAAAATTTGTTGACAATGATCCAAGTAGAGCAATACAAGTAAACGAAACTGAAGAATTAAATTCAGGTACAATATACTTTAGTTCAACAGACCACTTAGGAAACTTTAGAGTCGGTGAACAGTTTTTTGTTGATCTAGACACAGGTAATAGTACACTAACTATTGAC